CGATGTCGTCCTCATCAAACGTCACTGCGCCGCCGCCGATTGGCGCAGTCATAGTGCCTGCTGGCAGTCCAGCACCAAACGGATCAATGCCCGGTTGATTGATGCCATAGTAATCGGACATCTGCTGCTTGACGGACGGCCCGATGCCAAACCCGTGACCAAGGCTGCTCCAGAATCCCCGCTGCCCACGATCTTGAAACGCCAGAGCATCTTCCATATCTTTCATATCGCCAATACGACCGCCAACAACGCCACCAAGGAAGCCAAGCGGCCCAAGTAATGCCGTTCCAAGCCCCGTGCCTATAACATCGCCAGCAATCCCTCGACCGCCTCGACCGCCTGCAAGACCGCCAGCAATGCTGCCTAACAAACCAGCACCGGGAATGCCGGTCATTGAGCCAACTCGACCGCCAAGACTTTGTGCAACCGCAGGGCTTATACTTATATTAGGCGTACCGCCAAACAAACTGCTGCTTGGCGTTTGTGAAGGGGCAACGGATGGGTTGCCTTGATTATTTGCTGCAACCATTCCAGAGGTACTGCCTTGAGGCACGGCCCCCAGTTGTGTCGGATCACCGCCAGCGGAATCCGCTTCTTGTTGCTGCTGCTGTACGCTTGACGGTAAACGGTAGGGATTTGTCGGCTGCACCACAGGCTGCACAGGCTCAACCGTTGGCTGCACGGCGGCTGGCTTATTGCCAAACTTGGGAAAGATAAACTTATTGCCCTGCCAGTAGCCTTGCGGTCTTCCATAAGCATTGAGCGGAAATACGTTTCCACTGCTGTCGGTATAGGTATTTGCCATTAGCCCACCAATACAACCTTGAAAGTTCGATCTGTCTGCGAATTATTT